CTTCCACTGTACGGTCAGTTTACCGGTAATGTGAGGTCGCAATGTTTTCAGAACTGCTTTTCAACAACGGTACGTTTCAAGTTTATCGTGAAGTTGGTATCGATTTAGGGGATTTATTCCCTCACGATATCTACATCATGATGAACGATGAGTACGTTATCGAGGTTGCTAAGCTTTCCGATCTCGTTGACTTCCTCAAATTGTCCGGTATTCCAATCGTGCAGTAGAGGGGTCCTTTTGGAGGCGTTGATATGCCAAGAGCTAACCTTGAAACGACAGATATAGTTGCTATTCCTTGGCGCCGTGTATCTACGGATGGCACAGTAACGACTGGGAACTTTAAGTCCAGTGACTTCGGTCATTGGGCTAATTATCGTTCCTACTCGGGTTCTGTGACTCCCGGATATATGGCGCTTAAAAGGCGTAACAAACTTAAACTGTCGTGTCTTGATCACTCTGTGTATATACAACGAGACTATAGTCTTCGTCCGTATAGTGAGCTGCAAGAATCTGGCACCGGTTTATCCGATGTTGTCCAGTTAACTGCGACTTACGATATAGGCAATTCTACAGTCGTTGCTTCCTCCCCTTCGCCGTCGCATCTTGCTGAAGCGTACGTGAAGGCTCGAGCCCGACTAGCTGATAAGGTTAATGGAATGTCTGTGAACCTCGCCCAAGCAGGCGGGGAGCGCAAACAGACCGCTAGCCTTTTACTATCAACAGCTAGAAGGATTGTCGAGGCAGCCAGAGCTTTACGCCGTGGCCGACTAGGAGATTTCGCTCACGCTCTCGAATTAGGCGATAATATGCCTAGCGCGAAACAGTGGGAGAAGGTCCTAAAAACGCCGGTATCAAAACGAATAGCCAATCATTGGCTTGAGTATCAGTACGGGTGGAAGCCTCTGTTGCAAGACGCCTTTGGAGTGTCGGAACTGTTAACAAATCATTTGGTAACTGACCGATACAATATTGGCTCTCGCTCATCCGGCAAGTCAACTCTTAAAGACTCAGGCGGCAGTATTGATACTGTCAAATGGGTTTTAGAGAAGACTACAAAATGTCGGATGTCCCTGACCTACCGTTTAGAAAACGCAGGTCAGGCCGTCTTAGCTCAGACGGGTATCAGCAATCCCGCGTTACTTGCGTGGGAGTTACTTCCGTATTCGTTCGTCGTAGACTGGTTCGTTCCGGTCGGCAATTATCTTCAGGCCCTGCAAGCTTTTTCAGGGTTTGAATTTGTTGACGGCTGGATCGCACAGACTACGGAGTTGAAGTATACGGAAAACGCCGACAGTTCAGTTAAGACGTGGAGTGGGATAATATGGACTCGTACGACGACACATTGGGGTGCATCAACACATAGGATTCAGTACGATCGTACTCGCATTACCGGCTTTCCGCCTGTAGGCAAGTTAATCGTTCAGAACCCGATTGGTGGTGACCCCGCTGGCCGTCTTATGACCGCAATATCCCTCATGCGTCAACTGTTCAAGTAACTGTCAACTCAACCAACGGTCTTTCAGAAGACCAAACCCCGGAGAAATCCAAAAAATGGCTGCTCAAGGCAACCTGGTGCTGGCCGATGGCCAAGCAACCCCAGTGAACAAGACGTTCAGCCCGCGTGGTGTCCGACAAGACGCTGCTGTTGGTATGCTCGCAACTTATGCGGACATTACCAGCGGCATCGCCATTGGATTCCCGACTGTCACCCTTTCGGT